CCCCGTTGGGGTCTGGGGGGGGGGCGGGCGGGGGTGGGTTGTAGAAATTTTGTGGTGCCTCCGTCCCACCAAAAAAGTGGAATTTGACCTATACAGTCAAACGCCTCACTCCCTCCGAAAAAGTCAATTTGACCTTTGCCAACGAGCGACAACGCCTGCTAAAAAAAGAGAAGAGAAAGAGTAGAGACCCGTAGATGGGTAGTCCTCTTGAAGAGGGAGCCTCTCGTTTATCTAGACTATGCCTGATGGCACCTGAGTTACGTTGCCCCGTTCACCTGACCTGCGGTGTCTCACGACATTGGCAGGGGGCTACTAGAAACTCACCCAGTTCGTCACGTTTATCCTACTTGGTCGGCTCAACCGCATAGAGGGGTGGGTCATGCCCCCGTGAACTCACTATATCATGGTTTACCCTATTCTCGTAAACGCTAGTTTCCTATACAATGGTTTATGGCTTACAGAACACCTGCTGTTTTACCCAAGACTGAGTACCAGCGGCTCAAAGAGCTAAAGAAGATGTTGGTGGAGTCCAAGGGCGAGGCTGTTGTCAAGAAGGTCATTGACATCGCCATGAACGACGATCACCCACAACAGATGGTTGCACTTAAGATGTGCATGGAGAGGGCGTTGCCGGTCAGCCTGTTTGAGAAGACCAGCGCCCAGCGTAGTGCTGTCAACATCACCATCTCCGGCATCGGTGTCCAGGTTGGTGAGACCATCGAGGCTGAGGACGTAGAACCCAAATATGAGTGACCTGAACTTCTCACTACTGCCCTGGCAGCAAGAGGTCTACGCAGACCCGACCCGCTTTAAGGTGATTGCTGCTGGCCGTAGGTGTGGGAAGTCAAGGCTGGCCGCTACCATGCTGATCATCGAGGGGCTGCGGTGTCCCCAGGGTTCAGCGGTGCTGTACGTTAGTCCCACTATGGGACAGTCGCGCCAGATTGTCTGGGACTTGCTGCTTGAGCTTGGCAGGGAGGTGATCCAGACCTCCAACGTCAACAACTTGGACATTACCCTGATAAACGGGGCCAGGATCTACGTCCGTGGATCTGATCGTCCTGACACACTGCGAGGCGTGTCTCTGACGTTCGCGGTGCTGGACGAGGTTGCCGACATCAAGCCCCAGGCCTGGGAGCAGGTTATCCGCGCTTCTCTGTCCGACAAGAAGGGCAAGGCTATCTTCATCGGCACCCCAAAGGGCAGGAACTGGTTTCACGACCTGTGGAAGCTGGGCCAGGATGGAGATGACAAGGATTGGAAGTCCTGGCACTTTACGACCAAAGACAACCCGCTGATAGATCCGGACGAGATCGAGTCTGCCAAGAAAACGCTGTCCAGTTTCGCTTTCAAGCAGGAATACATGGCCAGCTTCTCCAATGCTGGATCGGATGTCTTCAAGGAAGAGTGGATCAAATATGGCGAAGAACCGCCTTATGGCTCTTATTTTGTGGCTGTGGATCTGGCTGGCTTCGAGGAAGTGGCCAAACAGGCTGCAAACTCCAAAAAACGGCTAGATGAGTCGGCCATCGCAGTGGTCAAGGTCACGGATGAGGGCAAATGGTTCGTCCAGGAGATCGACCACGGCAGGTGGGATATCCGGGAAACGGCTACTAAGATTCTGACCAAGATGCGGGATTACCGGCCATTGAGTGTTGGAATCGAGCGGGGGGCGCTAAAGAACGCGGTTTTGCCGTATTTGAGCGATCTCATGAGGAAAAACAACGTGTTTTCACACATCGTTGATTTAACTCACGGAAATCGCAAGAAAACGGATAGAATCGTGTGGGCATTGCAAGGCCGGTTTGAACACGGCAGAATAGTGCTAAACAGCGAAGAGAATTGGGACGACTTTGTTGACCAACTTCTGATGTTTCCCGCGCAAGGGGTACACGATGATCTGCCAGATGCACTCAGCTATATCGACCAGTTGGCTGTGACAAGCTACTTTGAAGAGGCTGATGATGGCTGGGAGCCTATCGACGTAATATCAGGAGTCTAGTATGGATCAAAACGAGTTCTACGAGCCGACAGAGAACGACAAAGAACTGACGGCGTTCGTCGTAGATCACTGTGATCGGTGGCGCGACTACCGAAACACCAACTTTCTAGACTCTTGGCTGGAATACGAGCGCATCTTCCGTGGCGAGTGGGCTGCTGAAGACAAGGTTCGTGACTCCGAGCGTTCCCGCATCGTCACTCCAGCTACCCAACAAGCCGTCGAAACCCGCCATGCCGAGATCATGGAAGCCATTTTTGGCCAGGGCGAGTTCTTTGACATCCAAGATGATCTTAGGGATGTGAACGGCAATCCTCTCGATGTGTCTATCCTCAAGGCGCAGCTCATGGAGGACTTCAAACAGGACAAGATCCGCAAGTCTATCGACCAGATTGAGTTGATGGCCGAGATCTACGGCACTGGCATTGGCGAGATCATCGTCAAGACAGAGAAAATCTTTGAGCCAGCAACTCAGCCTATTCCTGGTCAGCCTGGACAAGCCGCCATCGGTGTGATTGAAAAGAACCGGATGGCTGTCAAGCTCAATCCGGTCAACCCGAAAAACTTCCTGTTCGACCCTAACGGTACGTCTATTGACGACTGCATGGGCGTGGCTATCGAAAAGTACGTCTCGATCCACAAAGTCGTCGAGGGCATCGAAAAGGGCATCTACAAGAAGGTCAACATCGGGACTACCTACGAAGATTCCGACCTTGAGCCGACCCAAGAGCCTAGCCAGTACCAAGACGAGAAGGTTCTGCTACTGACCTACTATGGTCTCGTGCCGCGTGAATACCTTCAGGAGAAGGATACAGAGACGGTTGTGCTGTTTCCTGACGACTCCGTGGCTGAAGACTACACGGATATGGTCGAGGCCATCGTTGTTATCGCCAACGGTTCGATGCTTCTGAAGGCCGAACCGCTTGCTGGGCCGTGGGACTGTTGAGAAGTCCTACAACATGCAGAAGGCTATCGATGCCCAGATCCGTTCGCACCTAGATTCGCTGGCTCTGACGACTGCTCCGATGATGGGCATGGACGCTACGCGCCTGCCGAGGGGTGCTAGGTTTGAAGTAAAACCCGGTAAGGCGTTCATGGTCAACGGGAACCCTGCTGAGATCCTGTATCCCTTCAAGTTTGGCCAGACTAGCCCTGATAACCTGCGTACCGCCCAAGAATTTGAGCGTATGTTGCTGCAAGCCACTGGTACTCTGGACAGCCAGGGCATGGTTACGAACGGTGCGCGTGACGGGCAGGCAATGTCCACCGCCGTTGCGACTATCATCAAGAAGTACAAGCGCACTCTGGTGAACTTCCAAGAGGATTTCTTGATCCCGTTCATCCAGAAGGCAGCGTTTAGGTACATGCAGTTCGATTCTGAACGGTATCCGAGTGTGGATATGAAGTTCATCCCGACTGCAACCTTGGGCATCATTGCTCGTGAGTACGAGCAGCAGCAATTTATCGGTCTGCTGCAGACTCTTGGCCCGAATACGCCAGTTCTGCCGCTGATTTTGAAGGGCATCTTGAACAACTCCAGCCTGTCGAACAGGTATGAGTTGATTGCAGCCCTTGATCAGATGTCGCAGCCCGATCCAGAAGCCCAGCAAATGGCTATGGCGGCACGGCAGTTGGAGTTGCAAGCGGCTCAGGCTCAGATCGCTGACAAAACGACCCAGGCCGAGAAGAATCGTGCTGAAGCGCAGAAATTGCTCACTGAAGCACAGCTTATGCCGCAAGAAGTACAGGCCAAAGTCATCGCTTCGACGACTACGAACCTACCGCAAGGTCAAGAGGCTAGCGAGTTTGACAAGCGGGTTAAGATTGCCGAGTTGATGCTCAAAGAGGCAGACATCAAAAACAAGTCTAAGATCGTCGAACTCCAGATGGCCGAGAAAAAGAACAAGGTAACCGGCATGGAAGAAGACTTCTTGGAAGAATTGTCCAGGGAGTTGAGCAATGGACGTTGAAAGCCTCGCCAAACAACTGATTCTCAAGGGGATGACGGAGGAACAGCAGAAGGCTGTTCTGATGTCTATCCGCGAATCTGTCCAGAAGACGCGAGAGCTACAGAAACAGAAGGTTGGCGAGAACGCCCAACTGGTCATTCAGGCCCTCAAGAAGATCGAGTCTGATATACGCGACAGATACGATGACCTTGGCAACAAGATCGAGTCTCGCGTTAGGTCTATCAAGGACGGCAAAGACGGGAAAGACGGCAGAAACGGCGCTAACGGCCGAGATGGCCGCGATGGCTCTATGGGGCCAATGGGACCAAGAGGAAAAGACGGTCTGAATGGCCGCGATGGCAAAGACGGTGAAGATGGCGTATCAGTAACTGACGCACACATCGACTTTGATGGCAGTCTGATCATTAGCCTGTCGAGCGGCAGGACGATCAATGTTGGTGAGGTGGTTGCGCCTGATCTTGCTGAAAAGATCAAGGTGATTACCAATGGCGGCGGCACTAGTCAATCAGTGCTTGACACATTGGCCAGCCTTCAGACCCAGATCAACAACCTTATCCCTAGCCAAACTGGCCAAGCAGGCAAATTCCTGACGACGAACGGCTCTGTGTTGTCTTGGGCACAAGTTGCTGGTGGATTGAGCTACCAGGGAACTTGGAATGCATCGGCAAACACGCCGACTTTAGCGTCTGGTATTGGTACAAACGGCTACTACTACATCGTTGCGACGGCAGGATCGACGAACCTGGATGGCATCACTGATTGGCAGATCGGTGATTGGCTGATGTTCAATGGTACGGTCTGGCAGAAGATCGACCAATCCAATTTGGTGACCTCTGTCAACTCTCAAACTGGTGCTGTGGTGCTTACCACCACAAACATCAACGAGGGCACCAATCAATACTATCTGGACTCTCGTGCGCGTTCTGCTCTGAGTGCTGGCACAGGCATTAGCTACAGCACTTCGACGGGTGTGATCACCAATAGTGCACCGGATCAGACGGTTGCGCTTACTGCTGGCACTGGGATCAGCACATCTGGGACGTATCCCAACTTCACGATCACGAATACTGCTCCAGATCAAACTGTCGCTCTTACGGGAGCAGGCACAACCAGCATTAGTGGAACATACCCCAACTTTACGATCACATCGAACGATCAGTACGTTGGCACGGTTACCTCTGTTGGTGGCACTGGCACTGTAAACGGTATCACTCTGAGTGGTACGGTTACGTCTAGTGGAAACTTGACGCTTGGTGGCACTCTGTCTGGTGTGAGTCTATCAACCCAAGTCACTGGAACACTTCCTATTGCCAATGGTGGCACGGGACAGACAACGGCCAATGCTGCGTTTAACGCTCTCGCGCCTAGCCAATCATCTCAGTCTGGTAAGTATCTGACCACTGATGGCACGAACACATCGTGGGCTACGGTCAATGCTGGTGCATCTATTACTAACGACACCAGCACATCGACCAACCTATATCCGCTATTTGCTGCTGCAACTTCTGGTACGCCAACGGTCATCTATACCAGCAATGCCAAGTACCTATATAAGCCGTCCACTGGTGAGTTGCAGGCATCTGCGTCGGTATCGACAAACGGTCTGATAATCAACAGCACAACGGTTGCAGAAAGCTACACGGTTGCATCTGGTCAGAACGCCATGAGCGTAGGACCAATGACAGTCAACTCTGGCGTGACTGTAACCGTATCTTCAGGTCAGCGTTGGCTGGTTCTGTAAGGATCAAAGATGAGCAAGATCGCTATTGAAGGCAATGCAAGCGGAACGGGTACGTTCACCATTGCATCTCCAAACTCAAACTCCAGCAGAACGCTATCTTTGCCTGATGGCACTGGTACCTTTGTTATCAACGGCATCAACGGCGCTCTTGTCTTGGGCACCGCTCAGAACTCCACCTCAGGTACGAACATCGACTTCACCGGCATCCCGTCGTGGGTGCGGCGGATTACGGTGATGTTCAGTGGCGTGAGCACAAACGGATCAAGTATTATTCAAATCCAAATCGGCACTTCTGGGGGCGTTCAAACAACTAGCTACGCTGGTGCAGGCGGCCTCATTTTTGCAGGGTTTTCCGCCTACGCTTCTAATTTTACGTCTGGCTTTGGGCTATCTCAAACAGGCCAAGGAGGGGCAAGCCAAATTCTTAGCGGTTCAGCGACACTTTGCTTGCTAAATAGTTCTAGCGGGACTTGGGTTGCTAACGGTGCTTTTGCAAGGGAAGACGCTGCTGCTATTCAATTTACTGCTGGCACAAAAACCCTCTCTGGCACCCTTGACCGCGTCCGCATCACAACCGTCAACGGCACTGACACCTTCGACGCTGGCTCCATCAACATCCTTTATGAGTGAGAAATAAACCATGACACTCATTCTCAACGGTGACACGGGCCTGTCTGATGTAGACGGCTCTGCGTCTACTCCTGCCATCAGGGGCACTGATGCCAACACAGGCATTTACTTTCCAGGAGCCGACAGGATTGGCTTTGCCGAGGGCGGTGTACAGGTTGGTGAGTTCGATGCCTCTGGCAACTTTCAGTTCAACTCTGGCTACGGCTCTACGGCTGTCGCCTACGGCTGCCGCGCTTGGGTCAACTTCAATGGTACGAGTACTGTGGCGATTCGTGCGTCTGGCAACGTGACGAGCATCACGGACAACGGGACGGGCGATTACACGGTGAACTTTACGACGGCGCTGGCGGATGCGAACTACGCCGCAGTTGGCATCGGCCCTAACATCGCGAATAGCGGTGGTGCGTATCAATTGGCAACGAATGACGCTGCAGCTCCAACATCTTCACAATATCGCGTCAATGTCCAAACAGCCGGCGGTACGCAATCTGACCGTGCCTATATTTTCATGGCATTTTTTAGGTAAGGCGAAATCATGAACCAACGCATCATCTACCCCAACGACGATGGCGGCGTGTCCGCATAAAGTACATCCATGCCAAGCATAATCAATAGCGATGATGGTGTTGTATCAGGCTCCTCTGGTCTAAAGACTACAGGAGGCAATGATGGCATCACCAACTTCCAACAAAACGGCACTACACAGGCAACCATCACTGCTGCTGGGTTATTCCAGTTCAACTCTGGTTACGGCTCTGTTGCTACAGCTTACGGTTGCCGTGCATGGGTCAACTTCAACGGCACCGGCACTGTTGCGATTCGTGCGTCTGGTAACGTGACAAGCATCACGGATAACGGTACGGGTGACTACACGGTGAACTTCACTACGGCGCTGCCAAATATAAATTATTGCGCTGTTGGTGATCGTACATTGGCATCATCAACCGTAAACAATTACTTTGACGAAACATTTTCTGCCAGAACCACCTCGTCAACACGGTGGACAAATGGCGAAGGTGGCGCACTTGTTGATACAGCTAACGCCAATATTGCCGTCTTCCGCTAATCAGGAGCAACCATGAACTCAAGGATCATCTACCCCAACGACGACGGCGGTGTGTCCGTCATCGTGCCTGCTGCCGAGTGCGGCCTGACGATTGAGCAGATCGCGGTCAAGGATGTGCCGCAGGGCAAGCCGTACAAAATCATTGACGCAAGTGAAGTCCCAACCGACCGCACGTTCCGCAACGCATGGGAGTACGCATGATCCAGATCAACATGAACAAAGCGAAGGCTATCGCTCACGATGCCCGTCGTGCTGCTCGTTCCGCTGAGTTTGAGCCGCATGATGCAATCATCATGAAGCAGATTCCCGGCGCTGACTCCACAGCAGCAGAGGCCGCTCGTCAAGCCATTCGTGACAAGTACGCTGCTCTCCAGGCTCAGATGGATGCAGCGGAAACCCCTGAGCAACTAAAAGCCCTCATGCCATAGGAGTAGGACATGGAGACGACTGAAATCGACCCCATCAAGTACGGTGTACTTTGGGAACGTGTCCAGAATATGGACAAGAAGATCGACAAGATGGAAGGTCAGATCGAGGAACTGCTAGCCCTGGCAAATAAGGGTAAAGGCGGTTTCTGGATGGGAATGACTATTGCCAGTTCAGTCGGTGCTGCTGTAGCATGGCTAGTAGGACACTTTAAAAACGGCTGAAATGATCGATCCCATAACCGCACTCGCAGCCATCTCGTCAGCCGTAGAGCTTGTCAAAAAAGTCTCTGCAACCGTTGACGATGTGACATCGCTCGGGCCGGTGTTGGGGAAATACTTTGATGCAAAAGCTGATGCGATTGAGGTCGTCCAAAAGTCTCAGCGTGGCGAGTTCAAGGGCAGTGCCTTGGGTAAGGCACTGGAGCTAGAAATGGCTCTGGAGCAAGCCCGTCAGTTTGAAGAGCAAGTCAAGATGCTGTTCTTCCAATCCAACAAAATGGACGTTTGGGCCAGAATTGCAGCTAGGGCGCAGAGAATGGAAGCAGATGCAGCGCACGCTGCTAGGCGCAAAAAAGAAGCTGACAAACGCAAAAAAGAGGAAATGGACGAGCTTTTCATCATCATTGTCGGCCTGTTGGTCGCCTTGGGATCGATTGCAGCCGTTATTTGGGCACTTCTTGAAGGGATGAACCCGTGACTCCAGAGCTACAAAGGTACTACGAAGACAGGTTTGACCTGTTGTCGCAGCCTGGATGGGCCGATTTGATGGAAGATGTTGACAATATGTTGGCATCTATGAACAATGTAAGTAGTATCCCTGACGAAAAGGCTTTACAATTTCGTAAAGGTGAGATTTCCATTCTTACTTGGCTAAAAACCTTGAAAAAGGTCAGCGAAGAC